CGACGCGGTTGTGGTGGTGGGCTTTTTGGACGAAACGGCAAGCCAGACCGACGCGGTGACGCTGGAGCGAAAGGCCCCGAAGCTGGATTATGTGGTGGAGTGCAACAACCGGCTGTGGGGGTGCAGCAGCGAGGAAAACGAGATTTACGCCTGCAAGCTGGGCGACGCGACCAACTGGAACTGCTTTGCTGGGCTGGCGACCGACAGCTACACCGTGAGCGTGGGCAGCGACGGGCCGTTTACCGGCGCGGCAGTGCAGCTGGGGTATGTGCTGTTTTTTAAGGAGAACTGCCTGCACAAGGTATACGGCAGCAAGCCGAGCAACTTCCAGGTGAGCATGACGGCCTGCGAGGGGGTGCAGCCGGGCAGCGCCAAAAGCCTGTGCATGGTGGGCAGCACCCTGTATTACAAGGCCGACCACGGCGTGATGGCCTATGACGGCAGTGTGCCGGAAAGCGTGAGCGCGGCGCTGGGCGGCGTGTATTACCAAAACGCCGTGGCGGGCACCGAGCGCGGGCGGCTGTACCTGAGCATGCAGGACGCGGCGGAAAGCTGGCACCTGTTTGTGTACGACACGGAAACCGGCATTTGGTGCCGCGAGGACGCGGCCCACGCGGCGGCATTTGCGACGCTGAACGGGAACGCCTACATGCTGGACGCGGACGGGTGTGTTTGGAAGCTGACCCCGGCGGAAGGGGAAGCGACCGAGGGGCCGGTGCGCTGGATGGCCGAAACCGGGATGCTGGACCCGTATGTGCTGGATGCGCACTACACCAACCGGCTGCAAATCCGGCTGTGGCTGCCGGAGGGAAGCCGGTTTGCGGTGTGGGCGCAGTATGACGACGGGGACTGGCAGCGCGCGGCGGATTTTGCGGGCAGGCGGAGCCGGAGTGTGTTTTTGCCGGTGATCTTGCGCCGGTGCGACCATGTGCGGCTGCGGCTGTGCGGTGTGGGGCCGTGCAAGGTGTACGCCATGAGCCGGGTGACAGCGACGGGCAGCGAACGGCGCGAGCGGGACAGCCTGAACGGATGAGGAGGTGCGGGCAATGGCAAACCTGAGCCAGTTGCAGATGCCGAGCATTGACACGGGGCAGCTGAGCGGCAAGGACGGCAAAAAGATAAAAAGCTACCTGTTCCAGATACAGGAAATGCTGCGGTATGCCCTGAACGACATTGACGAGGACAATTTAAGCGAGGAGCTGCGCAGCAAAATTGAGAGCGGGGGCCTGAGCAGCGAAATCAGCCAGGCGCTGGATGCCATTACCCTGCGGGTGACGGGGCTGGACGATGCCCAGGCCGAGCTGAAGCTGACGGCGGAAGGGCTGACGAGCCAAGTGGAGGCACAGGGCGGGCGGATCAGCACGCTGGAACAGACGGCCACAAGCATTACGGCGCGGGTGGAAACCGCCGAGGGCGATATTACCACCCTGGAGCAGACGGCCACCAGCCTGACGGGGCGCATTGAGAGCGCCGAGGGCGACATTAACACCCTGACGGCGACGGCGACCGGACTGGAAGGGCGCATTGAGAGCGCCGAGGGCAGTATTACCACCCTGACGGCGACGGCGGACGGCCTGAGCACCCGTGTGGAGAGCGCGGAGGGCAACATTACCAGCCTGACGCAGACGGCGGAAGGGTTTGGCACCCGCATTGAAACGGCGGAGGGCGACATCAGCAGTTTGCAGCAGACGGCCAGCGGCCTGACGAGCCGCATAGAAACCGCCGAAGGTGATGTGACCGAATTGCAGCAGACAGCGGGGAGCCTGACGGGGCGCATTGAGAGCGCGGAGGGCGATATTACCACCCTGACGGCAACGGCCAACGGCCTGAGCACCCGTGTGGAGAGCGCCGAGGGCAACATTACCAGCCTGACGCAGACGGCGGACAGCCTGAAAACCCGTGTGGAGAGCGCGGAGGGCAACATTACCAGCCTGACGCAGACGGCGGACAGCCTGAAAACCCGTGTGGAGAGCGCGGAGGGCAACATTACCACCCTGACGGCAACGGCGAATGGCCTGACCACCCGCGTGGAGAGCGCGGAGGGCGATGTTACCACCATCAAGCAGTGGGCGGACAGCCTGACGCTGAGTGTGGCGAACGGGGACAGCAGCAGCACCATACGCCTGATGGCGGGCAGCACCGAGATTTCCAGCGGGAGCATTGGGTTTACCGGCGTGGTGACATTTTCGGATTTGAGTACCTGGAACCAGGACAAGACGGTCATCAACGGCGGAAACATTACCACGGGGCAGATACACAACAGCGATTATTCGACGGTGTACGACCTGGACAACGCGTGGATACGGATGGGCGCGTCGGACGGGAACCGGGTGTACATCGACAAGAGCGGCATCCAGTGGTACGGGGGCACCGCCACCAGCAGCGGGATGTCGCAGGGGGTGATCCAGAACGGGCTGAAAACCACGACGGAGGGCGACACCACCATTTTCTGCGCGGACACCCGCTACCAGAAATACGGATGGTGGCACGACAGCAGCTTTCAGGGCATCACGATCGAGCAGGTGGACAACAGCGTGGGGTGCAGCGGAAAACTGGAGGTGAACCAGGGCATCCAGTGCCGTTCCCTGAGCGCGTGGGACGCCAAGAACCGCATTGTGCGCACCGATTTTGGAAACCTGGCCATCAACGCGGTGGAAAGCCCGGAGCCGATGTTCTGCGATGCGGGCAGCGGCGAGTGTGATGAAACCGGCCTTTGTTACATCGCAACCGAACCGCGCTACCGCGAGACCGTGAGCGAAACGCAGGATTTGCGCTGGGCGCTGACCCCGACGGGCGCAAGCGCCGCGCTGTGGGCAGAAAAAACGGCCTTTGGCGCAATCGTTCACGGCCCGGCGGGACAGTGCTTTGACTGGGTGTGCTGGGGCGTACAGCGCGGCTTTGAGGGCGTGTACGCCGACGTGAGCGATGCCAAGTACCCGGAGGAGGAGAATCGGGGCGCGGCCCTGCTGGACGCGGCGGAAACAGAAGCGGCGGTGAGTTTGCCACTGACGATAGAAGAAGCGAGTTGAAAGGAGATTTGACCATGAACAAAATCACAGGCTTTAGCGTGCTGACGACCGGCGAGGGGGAACGGGTGACGCTCTCTTACAGCGTGCTGGACGCAGACGGCAACATCGTGAGCACCAACAACCGCAAGAACTACGTTGTACTGGACGAGGACGTGCTGACGGCGATCGCCGCCATCCGCACCGACGCGGCGGCGCATTTGGAGGGCTGAGATGAAAAGCATTGACAAGCGCGTGCGGGAGCTGCGCAGGGCGGTGGAGGGCGTGCTGAACACCTACGGCCTGCCCCTGAGCATTGACGAACTGGTGCTGGAGGGCCTGCTGAGCACGGTGCGGGCGCAGATGGAACGGGACAGTGACCCGGAGGAGGCTGAAAATGGCAAACCGAAGCAAAGTTGACCAGATCGAACGGGAGCGCCCCGGCGCATACACCCGAAGCGACCGGGTGACAAGCGCCGAGGCGGAGCGCAAGAACTACCAGACCACGCGGCCCAGTGAATACACCAAAAGCCAGGCGGTGCTGGACGCTGAGGCGGCGCTGAAGGATTACCAGGCGCAGCGGCCCGGCGATTACACCAAGAGCCAGGCGGTGCTGGATGCCGAGGCGGCGATCAAAAATTACCAGGCACAGAGGCCCGGCGACTATGAGAGCCAGTACGGCGCGCAGATCGACAGCCTGCTGGAGCAGATACAGAACCGGAAGGCGTTTGCCTATGATTTTAACGCCGACCCCTTGTACCAGCAGTACAAGAACCAGTACACCAAGCTGGGCAGCGACGCGGCGGCCAACGCGGCGGCGGACGCGGCAGCCCTGACGGGCGGCTACGGCAGCAGCTACACGGCCAGCGCTGCCGCGCAGGCCAACCAGCAGTACCTGACGCAGCTGAACAATGTGATCCCCGATTTGTACCAGGCGGCCTATGAACGGTACCAAGGCGAGGGGAACGACCTGTACAACCAGCTGAGCGCTTTGCAAAACCAGGATGAGATGCAGTACGGGCGCTGGCAGGACCGGTACGCGAACTGGGCGGATTACCTGGACTACCTGACGAACCGCGCGGACAGCGAATACCAGGCCGAGTACGGGCGATACCAGGACAAGTACAGCAACTGGGCCGACTACCTGGATTACCTGACCGACCGCGCCGACACGGCGTACAGCCAGGACTACGGCGAATACAGCGACAACTACAACCGCTGGCAGGATTACCTGGACTACCTGACGGAGCGCGAGGACACCGCCTACAACCAGGATTACGGCGAGTACAGCGACAATTACACCCGCTGGCAGCAGATGCTGGACTACTATTACGGCGATTACCGCGACATGGTGAGCGACGAGCAGTGGCAGCAGGAGTTTGCGGAGAGCCAGAGGCAGTTTAACGAGCAGCTGGCGTTTGACAAGCAGCAGTACGCGGACAGCCTGGCGGCCAGCGCGGCGAGCGCGGGCGGCAGCGGGAGTTCTGCGGGCAGGAGCAGTTCGAGAAGCAGCAGGAGCAGTTCGAGAAGCAGCGGGAGCAGCAAGAGCAGCAGCGACGATACCGTGCAGTATTGGATCAGCAAGATTGACCCGATGGCGGGCAGCGGACAGAGCTATGATTCCAGCACCCGCGCAGGCAAGGTTGGCATTGCCAACATGATAAACAACGGCTACAAGAAAGGGAACCTGACCAAAGCACAGGCAAAGTCGATTGCCGCGCACTACGGAATTTCGATCGATTAAAGGAGAAAGCAATGAGCGTACATTTGAACCTGCGGAACGGAAAAATCAGGACAGACGACAAGGAGGACATTGTACAGACAGCGGCCCCGGCGGCGCAGGAAACGGCGGCACAGACAAGCGCCGATTACGAGCGGCAGGTACGCCTGAACCTGAAAAAAGGAACCGTAAGCTACGGCGGAAAAAGCTACGGCCTGAGCCATGAGGGAACGAGCAATGCCGGAAGCCAGGCTTTGCAGGAGCGAATTGACGCGAGAAGCCGGGAGCAAAAGGCGCGCACGGGCAATATCTGGCAGGCACAGAGCCAGACGGCGAACCGGCAAAGCACGGAAGCCCGGCAGGAAGAAACCGCCAGGCAGAAGGTGATCACCATGTTGGCAGCGGGGGCCGCGGGGCTGGGGAGCCGGAGCACGGGCAGCGCG